TGCTGTGGAGCTCACACTAACTATCCAGAAATTAACCTATGTCCAGAGTGCTTAGAGTACTGCGACTGGGAAGATGAAGAAGAACAAAACCAAGAAACAACAACAACACCAAAAAACCCATAACATGAAAAACCTACAATTTATCGAAGAACTCGACTTTTTATTAAACGAAACTTTTTATTTTACCAGACAAGACGGAATGATTGTCTCTGGGTCAATGTCCAAAGATTATGATAAGGCGTATTTAATATACTGCAACATGATTAAAGGACAACCTAAGAGCCAAGAGAAAGTATTGTTCGAGGTACTAATCCCATCAAACTAAACAAATGAATCAAAAACTATCCCTTGAACAAAAGAAAAAAGGCATCAAAGAAGAGTTTACTTATGTAAACAGTAACGGAAGAATCTCAAAACAATACACCTACAAAGGCATGATTATCAAATGGGATAACATGATACTAAATGGTAAATGGTTTTACTGGAGACATAGCTATTACGCCTCACTTGATGCAGCAGTACAAGGAATAGACAGACACTTAAAAATTTATAACAAAAACAAATAAACATGGAAAACCAAGAACCAGAATTACAATAGAACAAAAAGAATTAACACCTATTTTCCCTTGTGAGTGGTGCTTTAAGTTTGGCGATAACGAGCCACAAGTATTCGCAGCAACTAACGAAAAGATAGATGGCCAGGAACCAGCTATTAGATTAGTACTTGCTAATACAGAAGAAACAACTGTAACATTCCAAGACGGAGATAAGGCGTTCACATTATTCTGCAGACCATTAACAGAAGCAGGACAAGTATTAATTAACCAAAACAACCAACTACAAGATGATTCAAGTAACGGATTATAGAGCAATGCTGAGACATGGAGATATGAAAAAAATCTGTGCTATCACTGGACTTTCACCATACCTATTAAAGACAAGATTAGAGAAGCACGATTACGAGACAGTTGAGATAGTAAAAACTTACTATGCCAACAAGTTAAAAGCACTAAAAAACCAAATCAATGACTATAGCGAAATTTAGAATGACACGCAAGTCTTTACTAAAACCAAAAAACTATGAGGTAGATAAGGCAATAGTAGACAATGTAATTAATCATGCGGCTAATGTTTTTAAGATAAGGCCTATTATGGTTACAAATAAAGGTAGATATAGAGACAATGTTCTTGCACGAAATATGTGCTTTTATATCCTTCATGTTCACTATAAACAAAAATCCGCCCAAATTGCTCCTTACTTTAAAAGAGATAGAACTACAGTTTTACATGGCATAAACACTTTTGCAAATGATGTTGAAGTGGTGCCATATTACATGGAGAAGTATCTTGAAGTAAGAAAGAAAATTAAGGTACCTAAATTATATTCAGACAAATAAAACAAACACTATGAATTATTTAAAAGTAGAAGCAATTATAGAAATAGATGAAAATATGTTTCCATTGGAAGATAAAGATGATATAAAATGGTTTTCAGAGATGATGAATGACACTGAAAATACATCTCTGCAAGTATGGAGTAATGATATTGGAGATGAAGTCTGTAAAACCAACTCTTTTAAATGGACAATATTAACTGAACTTAAATAAAACAAACACTATGTATTCTACATTTCACCAACTTTCAGAACAAGACAAAAAGCTATTTGTAGCTAAGATTCTACATGAGATTAACTACAGCCAAGAGTCTTACAACCTAATCAGTAGATTAGTAAACTATTGGGAACACAATCCAATAGTAGAAGCATCCTATTTTAATCAATCAATTAACACAACCAAAAAACTAAATTATGAGCACAGAACTAACTAATCCTATTCTCAGAGATGGTATAGAGTATGTTAAATCTCCAAATGAATTACATGGTTATTCTATAACAAGTCATGGTTATGTAATGGGTATTAATGGTAAAACATTAGTACAAAGAGTCAAAAATGGTTATGCAACAGTTGGCTTACAGATTAATGGCAAAAAGAAGATGTTTTTCGTGCACAGATTAGTGGCTTGTTTTTTTAATCCATTAGGATTTTCATTAACAGAAAGCTATATGCAAGTAAATCATAAAAATGGGAACAAGTTAGACAACCATATTGATAATTTAGAATGGGTTACACCTTCTGAAAATACAAAACACGCCTACGATAATGGCTTAAATAAAAATGTTATAGAAGCAACTAAGAAAGCTAATTCAAAGAAAGTAATTGACACTAAAAGTGGATTATATTATGATTCTGCTAAGGAAGCTGCATTATGCAAACACATAAACTACGCAACACTTAGGAATATGTTAAATGGTCATGACAAAAATAACACAACATTAAAATACGTTTAAAACAAACACAATGCAAGAAAATAATCAATTAGAAAAACCATCATATTCTTTAATAAATAAAGATTCGATGTTAAGTTTATCAACTGAACTCAGTAGACTTATTATTGAAAAGAAATTAAGTTCAAACATACAAGGCAAACAATATGTAAATGTTGAAGGCTGGATGTTCGCTGGAGCTTCTTTAGGGTTAATGCCGATTATCACAGAAACTACGGACTTAACTCGAAGAGGCACAGAACCTGGTCAAGTAGAAATAAAGTACATGGCTAAGTGCGAAGTACGAAATATTAATACTGGTCAGTTAGTAGCTACTGGAGTAGCAATCTGTAGCAACTTTGAGCATAGCAAAAAAAGATTTGATGAGTATGCAATCTTATCAATGGCACAGACAAGAGCAATCGGTAAGGCTTATCGTAACTTACTTGCTTGGTTAATGAAGGCTGCAGGATTTGAAGCTACACCAGCAGAAGAGATGGACTTTGTAGCACAAGAAGTAAAAATAAAGGTACCATCAGAACCAGAAAATCATAGCATAAAAGAAGTTTTTGCTGAGATAGTAGAAGAAGAAGAAATTGATATAGATGCTATCAAGATGGAGATTGCTAAGTGCACTAAAGTAAAGCAACTTACTGATTTGTACTTTGGATATAAGCAGTTATTTGACAGTAACGAAATGTTAAAGAAGTTATTGTCTATGAAAAAAGAAAACCTAACCAAAAAATAAAACTATGAGTTTAGAATTATTACCAAAAGTAGAACTAAGTTCTATTGAACCATCAAAGTTTAGCATTGAGTTGCTAAAGCAAACTATCGTACAGCATTTTAGAGAGACTGGCGACAACCCACTTGAGATGCTTGTTAAAGCAGAGGCTATCATTCAGCTTTTAGATGGCATTAGAGCCGATTTAAAGGAAGATGTGGTAGATATACTTACAACGCATCCACAAGGCAAAGCAGAGGTCTTAGGAGCAGAAGTTAGTAAGTTTGAATCTGGAGTAAAGTATGCTTATGATGGTGATTATACTTGGCTTAAAATGAACCAAGAATTAGAAGCTATTAAGTTTAAGCAGAAAGAAAGAGAGTCATTACTTAAAACTATTAAAGACCCATTGGTTGACCCAGAGACTGGAGAGATGATTTACCCAGCTCCTAAGTATAGCACAACCACATTTAAAATATCACTAAAAAAATAACATGAACCAACCAACAATGAACAATGAGCAGTTTGCTCTATGGGTAGCTTTAAGTAGCGGAATGGATAGTAATTTGTTTGAAAGGGCAGATACATTATTGACCTGGCTTAACAAAGACATCAAAAAACCTACAACACCTATTACGCCTAAAGGCAAATAGTAAACTTATACCACCTCAAGATATTAAATATTTAAAAAACAATAAATAGTAATTAGGGAGACTTGGGGTGGTTATTTTAATCTTTATCTATGAAAACATTTGCTTTTATAACATCCATTACTTGTGCTACTGTTTCTCTTTATTTCGTTATTAAAGGAGAAACTTTAGAAGCAATATTATTTATGACTTATGCTATTTATAACAAATTAGACACAAAAGATTAATTATGTATAAAACACTAATATTTATATATGATTTAGTAAAGTTTATACTAATTTCATTACCATTAGCATTTACCATACTATTTACAGTAAACCTTATTTACGAACTAAAACGCATCATTAATGGGATTAGATTTGGAACCAAGAGGATTCGAGAACTCAATAAAGGTTAGAATGATTTACCTTGATAACAAAGAAGAAGAGCAGTTTATATCCATAGCAGCAGCTAACAGAAAGACCAACATTAACGCACAAGCAATACGAGAAGCACTTAACCCACTACAAAAGAAAAGATTTACCTATCAAAATCGATTAGTAGTATTTCGTATTAAAAAATAACCTTATGTCACAATTTTACACAACAATAATTCATCCTATAAGGAAGCACTTTAGCTTGTCTTGTAACGATTACTGCGTATTAGATACGATTATGCGTATGCAGAATAATGAATCGCATTGGTGCTATATGTCTAAAGATACCATGGCTAACGATTTAGACCTATCAAAACAAGCCGTTCTTAACATAATCACTAAGTTGGTAGAGAAAGAACTTATAGTCAAAAATCCAGCCACTAAACACCTTAAAGTTTCAGTATTGTTTTTAGAGTATTTAAACGACTACAAAAAGTTTACCGATGGTAAAGAAACTTTACTTGAAAGGTCAAAAAACTTTACCGAAAGTGGTAAAAAAACTTTACCTAACAATAATACTAACAATAAGAATACATTTATAAGGCCTACGGCTGAACAAATAAATGAATATTCCAAGGAAATTGGATTTACTTTAGATGGTTCACAATTTATAGACCATTACGAAGCAAGAGGATGGCTAATAGGTAAAAACCCTATGAAAGATTGGAAGGCAGCAGTAAGAACATGGAAGAGAAATAGCAATCAGTTTACACCTACTACACAACAAACAACCAAAATCAGCCTAAAATAATGGAATTAGTAACACTACCACAGAGCAGAGAGTTAGAAAAAAGCATACTTGGTGCAATATTGATGGATAAAAGAACATTGCCATTAGTTGTTGGACACTTAAAAACAGAGGTATTCTATGATTTAGGCCACCAAAAAATCTTTGACATAGTAAAAAAGATGTATGATGATGGAGTTTATGTAGACATAACTACACTAAACCAAAAACTTAAAGATGATGAGGCATATAAAGAATTAGGAGGTGCTTTTTATCTATCTAAGTTAACTGATAATGTAACTGGAGCACACAATGTCAATAGCCATATTGAGATGCTTATTGAGGTTTATAAGAAAAGAGAAGCATTTATGCTGTTTAAACAAAGCGAATATGAATGCTTAGACAACGATAGTCAAGCTATAGATTTACTCAGCATGGTCAACGGTAAACTTATAGCTTTACAAGAGTATGGTAATATCCATCAAAAGACAATAACTGATGTCATTTTATCGTTAAACTACTCAAGAGACAAGGCACAAAGTGGTGAGTTATTAGGTTATGATACTGGATTTAGTGAGCTTAATAACACATTAGCTGGATGGTGCAGACCAGACTTTGTAGTCATTGCTGCAAGACCAGGTATGGGTAAGACAGCTTTCATGCTTTCAAGTATTTACCATCTATGTATCCTAAATAAGATTCCTACGGTCATTTTTAGCCTCGAAATGAGCTCCGAACAGTTAGTTGAAAGGTTAGAGTCAATTACAAGTGAGATACCCTTAAAACGCCTTAGAATGAATAATTTGAATGATGCAGAAAGAAAGATACTACTAAAAACTGATGATAAGATATTACTATCCCCTCTACATATTGAAGATATGGGCGGTATAAGTATTTCGCAACTTAGAGCAAAGGCAACCATTATGAAGCAGAAGTATGGCATTAAAGTAATCTTTATTGACTACCTACAGCTTATGAGTGGACAAGGCAAAAACAACCAAAACCGAGAGCAGGAGGTGAGTTTAATAAGCAGAAGCCTTAAATCCTTAGCAAAAGAGTTACAAGTACCCATTATCGCCCTATCTCAATTATCTCGTAGAGTAGAGGAACGTGGAGATAAGATGCCACAACTATCAGACCTTAGAGAATCTGGTTCTATTGAGCAAGATGCTGATGCAGTTATTATGTTGATGAGGCCTAATTACTATGAAATGACTAATCCAATAGAGATTGGTGGAACAGAATATGCTACTAATGATTTAGTTATCTGTAAAGTTGAGAAGAACAGACATGGAACCACGAAAAATTTGCCGCTAAGATTCTTACCAGAGACAATGACATTTATAGATTATTCTAATGGGTAAGCATAATGGCTATAGGAACAGACGTAAGTTCGAGATAGAAGAGGCTCGTAATGCTGATGGTACCTATCAAGCTATTAAGTTGTTTGCTAAGAACACTAAGATTTTAGTAATACAGATGCCTACAGCTTTATTAGATGGCTTTATGTGGTTAGAATATGAGAGAGACAACCAACCATCTGGCATAGCTGATAAAAATGTAGAGTTCTTTGCTATTAACTTTGATTTAAGGGATAGGATATACTTTATGAGGTCAGAAATGCTAAGAAAAAAGGCTCGTAGGTACTTTAGAGTGAACAATACTAAGGTCGAAGGAAACATCAAATATGTGCAAGTTCCAATAGAAGAAATGATACGCTATGTATAATATATAATAAATATATTGTAATTTTGGTTTATGGCAACATACAAAACAGCTTCTGAGCTGACCAAAATGATGATTGACTATTTAGGACAAAGAGGGATGGAAGTATGGAGAAATAATAACCTTGCTGTAAAAGGTAGGGCGTTTATTGGAAGGAAAGGAGTTCCAGATATTATCGGTTATGATAAGAAACATGGTCAGTTTGTAGCTTGTGAGATTAAGAAGTTAGGCGATAGGATTAGTCCAGAGCAATTTACTTTTTTAACTCAGTTAGGATTAGCAGGTGGAGCAAGTATGTTATGTAGCCAGACATCAGATGAAACAATAAAATTAGAAATATTTAAAGATGGCGAAACTAAAATCTTCAGCTGGAGGGAATCAGAAAAAGAATTTCGGCAAACGTAAAATGGGTAGGGCTAAAAAATCTTACAATAAACATCAAGGAAAACCTAAAAAGTATAGAGGACAAGGAAGATAATGGCAATAGTATATCAACATAGAAGATTAGATAACAATAAAGTATTTTATATTGGAATTGGTATTAATGTTAATAGAGCATATTCTAATAGAAATAGAAATAAACATTGGTATAATATTGTAAATAAATATGGATATGCGGTTGATGTTTTAATTTCTGGAATAAATTATAATTACGCTTGTGAGATTGAATATGGTATGATTATAGATTATGGTAGAATTGATTTAGGAAATGGTGATTTAGTTAACTTAACAGATGGTGGTAAAGGCTCTGTAAATTTTAAACATACTAAAGAAACTATAAATAAGTTAAGTGGTAAAAATAGTTTTAGATATGGTAAAGGATATTTACAAATAGGTGAAAAAAACCCTATGTATGGTAGGAAAGGGGAAAATAGTCCTACTTTTGGTAAAACTGGTTATAAAAATCATAAATCAAAAGAAGTTGGTCAATATGATTTAAAGAGTGGTGAATTAATTAATTTTTATGGGTCAACAAGAGAAGCGTATAAAAAAACTGGTATAAATTATTCAAGTATATCTCAATGTTACAACAATCATATTAATTACAAACACGCTGGGGGATATAAATGGAAATATAAATAAAAATTAAATTATGGAAAACTTAGAATTAGAAAACAAAGAAGAAAAAGTAGTAAAAGCTACAAAGAAAGCTAAAGAGTTTGTATCTAACGAGACAATACAGCTTATTCAAGACATATTGGATGATGGTACTGTAGACTTAAAGTGGAGAGAAGCCTTAAAAGCACAAGTAAAAAAATATAAAAAAGATGGAGAATAACTACGAGTATGATTCAGTCGTTGAGAATGTTATCAATCGTTTAAAAGATAGAGCAAGGATTGGCTTTGAGAAATACGGAACCGACCTTGACAGAAATGACCTAATTACAGAACAATGGATAGAACACGCAATAGAAGAGGCATTAGACTTTAGTCTTTACCTCACTAAGTTAAAAGAGCAATTAAAGAAAAGTTTATAACAATAAAAACCAAAAACAATGTCTAAATCAAAAGAACTCTACCTTGGGAGATGCTTTACACTTACAACAGCATTCGGTAGCTTAAGAAAAATCTCATTAGGCCCACAAGACTTACAAAAATTAAATGACTTTGCAGCCGATAACAAAGGATGGGCTAACATCTTAGTTAAGATGAAGAAATCCTTTAACGCTGGTGAATCAGATTTCTATGTGGAAATTGACCCATGGAAACCAGATGGAGAAGTAAGAGAAAAACTACCTTTCTAAATTAACTATTATGAAAAATATACTTGAAGCAATGGTTGGACTTATAGCATTAATGGTAATGGTTTATTTACCATTTGCTTTCCTTATTGCAGAATGGAACCCTATGTTCTGGCATTTATCCTTTAGAGGTTTATATGTACTTTGTATTGTAGGATTAGTTACATTTGCAGTGAAAGAGTACCAAAAAAAGTAGAGTGTTGTGTTTTGTAGATAAATAGGTGGCCCTCCATATTCTTATGGGGGGTTCTTTATTTTA